TTAAAAATTTAATTGAAGTAATTGAGGATTTTTGATGAAAACACTGTATGAAGTATTTGATGAATTTGAAAATGCTAAAAGCAAAAAAGAAAGAATGCAAGTAATTGGCAATAACTTGTCACAAACTCTAGTTGATGTTTTTAAATTAACTTATCATCCAGATTTTAAATGGAAAATAAAAGAGCTTCCCGAAAACTATAAAGTTCCGACTGATATGTTGCCAGGCATAACACATGATAGTCTAAATGCTCAACTACGAAGACTATACATGTTTCTAGAAGGTAACCAAACAGCCGAAACACTCACAGATAAAAGACGGAACGAATTACTCATTCAAATGTTAGAATCTATCGAACCGAGAGAAGCTGAAGTGTTGTTAGGAATCTTTCAAAAAGATTTAGGTGTAAAAGGATTGGATTATAAGTTTGTCAAGGAGGCTTTTCCTGATCTACTACCATGACAATCAAAGAAAAACTAATAGTAACGTCTGGTTATTTTGATCCAATAACATTAAAAGAAATAATACACCTACAAAGATGTAAAGAGATGGGTGATTGGTTAATTGTAGGTATACATTCTGATATGTTATTACATATGAAGACAGGTATATTAAACCAAAGCCTAGAAGTTAGAAAAAGAATACTTAAGAGTATAAAATACGTTGATGAAGTTTTTATTTTCAACGATTGTAACGATAATGTATGTAATTTATTAAAAGTGGTGAAAGTATGTTACCCCCGCACAAACATCACTTATGTTTCTGAGTTTGATATGTCAGACAGACCAGAAACAAAAATTGGGGGCATTAATTTTGAAGTTTTAAGTAAGGAGTAGCTAAGTGTCAAAAAATGTTGAAAGGTTTCGTAGGAATAGAAACTACAACGAAGATGATTATGAGTTCTTTTATGAAAAGAAAAAAATGAAGAAAAAACCTTCAAGAAAATCTTTTTATAATGAAGATTATAATGATTATGATAATGAATACCAAAAGTCTACAAGAAAACGCTATAGACAAATAGATTAATATAAATTTCGTTGTTGCGTAGATACAACAACTGGCTTGACAACATCCTCAATTCTGTTATAATAGAAACAATTGAGGATGATTTAATTATGATGATTTATACACGAACTGCAAAATCCAAGGTCAAAAAAAGGCCAAAGGCCGAGCGTGAGCAATACGAAAAGTGGTTGGAATCTCACAAACCAACCAAAATTCTTAAAATTGTTAAAACCAATAACACTCTGACAGGTTATAAACTGTCGGCACCTGCCGGCCGCGAGACTGTGCGTCTTCCTTCACTAAGTACCGGTGAAAATGGAGGAACCAAGTCATCTCCGAAAGTTTATACAGGCACAAAAGTTGTCGGAATCGCCACAATGCACAAATCCAACGCGGTTCCTGTGTTTTCTGATGAGCAAGCAGTCGAAATTTCAAAAATGAGGCGTTAAAATGAAGACAAAAAAAAGTTTTGTTGTAAAATTGCAACGTCCTGTGTGTCGGACACCAATCAAGTATGTTCAAAAACATAAAAATGATGTAAAATACTCACGTAAAGACAAAAACATGCGTAATTTTACTAAAATTGTGATTGGAGATGAATAATGCAAGAGAAAAATTCTTGGGTAACACACCTGATCGAAGCAGATGACGGTTCAGGTGATGCAATCCTACAATTTCCCGATGAACTGATTCAGCAAAAAGGCTGGAAAGAAGGCACTGTCTTGAATTTAGAAGTTCAACAGACTCCTACCGGCAATGTACTTGTAATTACTGAAAAGAAATAAGATGACACTGATTGATTCAAAATCTATTTTGGCTAAATTGATGGCCACCGAAGACTTGATCGTTGAACAACGAAATGTTGCAACTGCATTTTTTGATGTTAAGAATCGTATCTTGACTGTTCCTGTTCTTGATAAAAATATCTCTTCTCAACAGTATGATCTTTTCATGGGTCACGAAGTTGGTCACGCTCTCTATACTCCTCTTGATGGACTGATTAAGTCAAAAGAAGAGAAGGTCAACATGAGTGTTCTCAACATTGTTGAAGACTCACGCATTGAGCGTAAAATCAAAAACAAATATCCCGGACTTAAAAACTCCTTTGTTAAAGCTTACCAAGAACTTTTGGAGAAAAATTTCTTTGAAACGGAAGGCAAAGACTTGAACGAATACAATTTCATTGACCGTGTCAACCTTCATTGCAAAGGTGGCGCAGGCTTGGCAATCAAATTCAATGAAACCGAACGCGATCTTTTGAAAGACATTGAATCCACCGAAACTTTCGATCAAGTGATTGAAGTGACGAAGCGTGTTGTCGATTATATGAAGATGATTGAAGAAGAAAAACAGAAATATGATGATTCTGGAGAAGGCAACGAACCCGGTGAAGATGATGGTGACAACGAATCCGATCAACCGAATTACGATGAAGATGAAGAAGGAAATAACAGTCAACATTCTGAACCATCTGAAGAAGATGTTGAACAAACCGAAGAAAAAAAAGGTTTGAATGGTACAGGCACTGGCCAAAAAGACGATTCGGAAAAAAATATCCGTTCTCTAACCGATGAAGCTTATCGTAAGAATGAACACCAACTCTTTTCGAACGATGATACTCAAATCAATTATGTGAACGTTCCAGAATTTGATGTGAATCAGATTTTCGATTACAAAGATGTTTACAAACAATATCGCGAAGATAATTATGCTATCGATAAAAAAGGATTCGACAAGTTCCGCCGCGATTCTAACAAGGTTGTCTCTTATTTGGCAAAAGAATTTGAAATGCGTAAGAATGCTGATCAATTGAAGCGAGCAAGTGTTTCAAAGACCGGCGATTTAAATCTGAACAAAATCTTTTCTTATCAATTCAACGAAGATATCTTCAAGAAAGTTACTGTAATTCCTGGTGGCAAGTCTCACGGACTTATCATCTTTCTTGATTGGTCTGGTTCAATGGCTCGCCATCTTGGCAACACCGTTAAACAATTGTTCAACCTTGTGATGTTCTGCAAGAAAGTAAATATTCCTTTTGAGGTGTATTCTTTCATTGAAGATACACTTGATAAAAAGATGGTGAATTTCAAAGTCAAACCAAACAATATTTCATCATATCGGTTTGGTCTTGTTAATTTGTTGTCTAGTCGCATGTCTTCAAAAGACTTTGTTTATGCTGGCGCAGCGTTGATGCATATTGCCGGTATTAATAGTTACAATAACATTGTAAGGACTCCTTATTGGTTGTCGTTGTCTGGCACACCACTCAATGAAGCTATCATTTCTGCAATGGAAATTGTTCCAGACTTTCAGAAGAAAAACAAACTTCAAATTGTGAACACCGTTTTCTTGACAGATGGTGAGGGACATCCTTTGACAGGTGTTTATACCGATTACACCGGAAATACCCGAGATTTGCGTAGAGGTATTAACGGCAAGGATGCGAACAAAGTTATCATTCGTGATCCGAAAACCAAAAACGAAGAAGAGTATGATGTTAGTCGTTATAGTAATGCTCAGACAACTTGTTTGATTAAGTTGTTGAAAGCTCGTACAAATTCAAACGTGATTGGTTTCTATATTGCTCACGGAAGAGATTACCGATCCAAAGTCGATCATTCCTTTGGCTTTGATGTTAAATCTCAAGAAATCAGAGAGGCGGCTCGCAAAGACAGGTATTGTATTGTTAGTAATGCAGGCTTTGATGAGTATTATCTTCTCCGTTCAGAAGCAATGAACACAGATGAAAATAACGAATTGATTGTGAAAGAAAATGCTACGACACGTGGTATCGTATCCGCATTCAATAAGTATGCTAGCGGTCGAGTGAGTAACCGAGTTGTTCTCAACCGTTTTATTGATCTTATTACTTAAAAAGGAATTATAATGTTTTATTCTGAATATCTAAATGGAAACAAAAAAGCAACCGTTTTCAAAAACAATGAAGTGTGGGAAGTGTCGATGTATATGGATAATCGAATTCTTCAAAAAACTGTTGTGTCAAGCGAACAACATGCTGAACTCGTTGCAGAAGATTTTATCAATGCAGATTCTTTTATTTCTCCAACCCTACTGAATGAGAATCTCAATGGATAAACAAATCAAAGAAGTCTTCTGCATTGCACAAGAAGAATGTGCAGAGGTGACACAGGCAATCTCCAAAATCTTTCGTTTTGGTTTTGATTCAAAGAATCCAAATACAAACAAAAGTAATAAACAATGCCTAGAAGAAGAAGTCGGTGATCTTCTGGCCATGGTTGACATTATGGTGGAAAAGTGTATAATCTCAGATGGCAACGTGAATGCTGCAAGAAAAGCTAAACGTGAAAAATTGAAAGTCTGGTCTAGTATTGAGGTTTAATTATGAGTTTGTTTCACAAGATTATGAACAAGTTGGGTCGTTACCGCCTGATCAAAGACAGGATCTCTGGTGATGATTACATGCACAGGTATTACCTGTTTCTCAAAGATCGTAAATGGTTTCCTTTTAACCTGACTCTACATAAGATTGTGAAGTCGGATGAACCTGTGATGCATGATCATCCATGGGCTTACATGACGATCATTCTCAAAGGCGGTTACTGGGAACACACTCCAGTCTTCAACCTAGACAAGACTCAGATGATCGACACACCTCGCTGGCGTGGTCCTGGTTCTATTATCATCCGTGGTTCAAAAGAATACCACTGGCTAGAACTCGACAACAACAAACCAGTCACCACTCTGTTCTTCATGGGACCTCAGGTACGCGAATGGGGTTTCTGGAAGGGCAAGTGGGTACAACACGAAGAATACCTTGAGCGCCGACTAAGAAATGCAAAATGAAGAAGTCTTAAGAATATACGAAGATATGGTAAAGGTCTTTGGGAACAATCTTCCCAATCCAGACCAAGAACCTATTCGTTTCGCATATTATGTTAAGCTCTACAGATACTTCTATAATCCATCCGCCTTTTCAAGCGCCTCCGGGGGATCCTAGACTATGCCAACCGTAGATCGTAACGGATATTACTGTGCTGACGTTGTGATGAAAAACAACTTCAAGTACACAATGTACCTCAGAGGGCACTCAGTGCCTTCTATGGTGAAGTTTACAGAAGGTTTATTCTGGACCGAGTCCGTGACTCTCAGAGACTCCTCAGAGGAAGAACATCACAACGCACTTGAAGAAACTTCAAAGAAGTCTAAAAACATTGGCTTTTCATCCCTTGAGAATTTCTTTGAAGAAGAAAAACCAAAAAGGAAGAAGAAAGTAAAGTAATATGTTTGACGATATCGAATTCAATATCAAAGAGTATGCGATTGGTGGCAAGATGGTCACCGGTAAATGCTTAGTCTCCGATAGTCAATATATGTCTATATCTATTCCCGACAAAGAACTGAAGGTTGCTATCAAAAAGGATCTTGCAAAACAACTTGCAATACACCTAATCGAAAACAAGTTGGTCGAATTCACAATGATAAAAGATCCAGTAGACATGAGTAGAATGTACCATGTAAGGTGCTTTGTGACACCTGATGACCAAATAAGACTTCTAAGAACACATGAAAAAAATATACTCTGAAGAATATGACGCATACTATGATGAAGACACCAATGAGTGGCTAGAATCCATGTGTGATGATACAAACTGTGAGTTCTGTATGAATAGACCAGAGAAACCTATGAAAGAAGATAAAGAATGAAAAAATGGATGGAAAAAGAATTTGGTTTCTGGGTTTACTATGATGATGAAGATGGGCAAATCATTGGTGCCGTACACAAAGTAGGTACAGCCACGACCGCTATATGGATTGCAAAAATGTATGCAGTGCAAAACTATATGCATGAAGAGTTACATAATGGACAATACGTAGACTCAGAGTATGCTAAAAGATCCGTAGAGAGATATTGGGATATACAATCTAGAACGCTTCTGGAGTGATCCGGGGCTCCAGAAAAAAATTTCGAATCCTCAGATCCGGCCCCAGAAAATAAAAAATTGGAAAAAAGAGTTTGACCTGGTGGGGCTTTTTATCATATACGCGCTCACCCATCCATACCCCCATCCCCATATAACAGCAGCCATGGCAACCAGCAGCCACCATATAAGCCAAAAAAAGGGGCAGAGCCTTTCAGCACTGCCCCAATCCCGCTATCCAGCTGAGCCTCAGGCGGGAAACAATATAATCATGCAGCAACAGCGATTCTAATAACCTTAGCCATTTTCCGACCGTGCGCCGGATAACCAATCACCGCCACCGATTTGTCATAGCAAGCACGGCAGCCATTACATTTACCACCATGCTGATATGCATTACATACAGTAACACCAGCAGGCACTACATCCGCACTAGGTAGAATGGTGCTACCATGTACACCAGGTGTATATGTACCATCCACAGCATCGCTGGATGGACGCACCATTACATTAGGTAAGGCTTGCATCTTAGCAAGGATATCATGGAATTTGGTAAACTTATGCATTCTGGTGGGCAGCCAGTGCTTTACATGGGGAGTAGCTAGCATAATGTTATACATTTTATGAGCTAGCTGGAGGTTGTACATATCACCGCTGTCAAACCAACGGAAGTACTTTTGTTTGGTAAGAGCCTTTACCATGGTATCAACCCAGGTATCTTCCTGCCATGCGAGCTTATTATCAGCGCGGACAGCTTTCGTGCCTGGGAAGTTATACATCCCGGTGGTAGCATAGCAACCAGAACAAGCAGCAACCAGGTCGCCATTAGAAGCTTTACTTCCAGGGCAAGTTTCAATAGCTTGCAGCGACCAGGACAATATATTGTCCAGCTTAGAGGTTTTGGAGAGCTTATTCATTGTCGAAATTGTCGAAATAATCGTTTTCTAGGATGTAAGCGTCCCTTTCGGTCATGGACATATCCACTCCGATTACCCAGTTAAGTGGTACATTATGCTTATAAGCAATTTCCTGGAAAGGTACTCCGAACAGAATATCTTCCTCGATAGCTGCTGCAAGGTCGGACATATTAGACATTAGATTACCTCCTTTTGGTCAATCAGCACACGGGTGGACGGAGTGTCACGCCAGCGGAATTGGACAGGTTTGTCCAGGTTGACGGTGTACTGGAGCTCGCCGCCGTATTTGACACGGCTGGATTCCACGGTACCGGTGACAACGGTGCCGAGGTAGTTAGCAGTGATTCGCTGGTTGTCTTGGATTCGCATTTGCATTCCTTACTTGCTTTTCGATGGTTCTATTATGGCGGAACCACAGGAAATGGCAATGGTATACTTTAGTTCTCCAGTAGACCGGTCGACCGCTTGCCAAGGTGCGCTTTATGGTGTAGGCTGATTGGTTGCCTGTTTTTGGGGTTCGACCTTGGGAGCTGGAGGATCAGGATATAGCACCTTATATACATTGCTAGCAATTAAGACAACACCAGACCACATAATGCGAGCTGATTCTAGCGTCTGGATGGGGAAGTTAGCCCCAAGTACCATAAAGCCAAAGCAAATCAGCAACCGTATAATCACCTCATGGCCTCCAGACAATCATGTCCAGAATGACAATAACCAAACCAATGGAACCAACAGCCGCCATAATCTGCAGCTCGAAGCGGTCAAAAAAGTCCGTCATATTAAGCACCCTTGGTAACGGTGACAGCACCAGCCTTGCGGTTGGCTTTGGCGGCTTTGGTGCCAACCTTGCCGACTTGCTTAGCAAGCAGCTTCTGGAGGCGCGCCTCTGCCTTTGCAATAGCGGCGGTGCGCTTAGCTTCCGCAGCCTCCAGCTTCTCAGCCTTAACGCGAGCAGCCAGCTCTTTAATGGTCAACCGCAAGGTGATAAGCTCGCGGCGAGCAGTACGGAGGGCACCAACATTAGAGGACACAATTTTAGCCATTTTAATTTCCTTTACTTAATGACAATAGCGAGAACAAAAACCAACCAAACAATGCAGGAGAAACCAGCAATTGCTTTCATTAGGCAACCTTCGAAAGCTGATCCACGATATCCAGAGCACCTTGAAAGCCGTTATAGCTTTCAGCGAGGACATTCCGACCACGGAGCCGCAGCACTTGATAGCGGCGGTGCTCAGTGGAATAGCGGATGGTGAAAACACCGCTGGCGGTTCTGACATGGGTGGACTTGCTACCAATGGTGACTTCGAACATTTTATTTCCTTTTCGATTTGATGGAATCAATTATACAGGTTTTGGTGAAAGTGGCAATTGTAGAAAATGGTTCTCAGTTGCCAGGATGGATTATTCACCCTTTGCCATTTCCTTGCCCATATCAAAATCCAGGCAGGCTTGCAGCGATGGCTCTGGGAAGAGGAAGGATTCCTGCTCGACCATTTCACCAACCACCTCATCCACCCAGGACAGGGGCACCTCATGCTTGGCGGCAATTTCCGCAAAGGAGAGGCGACCATCCATGATATCCTCTTGGATGCTTATATTCAATTCGGAGACCTTGCTCATATCTTTCCTTTCAAAATTCAATGGTTGGATTATGGCGGAGGACTGGAAGAATGGCAACTGTAAACTTTAGTATTCCATCGGAAGGATGGAGTACTTTTGTGCTGTATTGCAAACCCCACCAGCACCTGTATAATGGGACCTATTCGAAAGCAGACTGGGGTGGACGCTGGGGCTGCGTGACTGATCCACGACTATCGATACCTCTCCCGCGATAGGAATTTCCAATCGAAAAACGCTTGCCACAGCATTTTGGTCAACTATTAAAAAAGTGCTCGCCATTCCTACCAGAACCTGTATTATCCAAGAATCGATTCAACGAAAGGCAACAAATGAAAAAAGTAAAACTTCAGTATGCAGAAATCCACAATGTAATTCGTGAGTTTTCGGATGCATCCCAAACCAAATATAACAGCTATGCATACGCTGCTGGTTATCTGGAATCACAATTGGCACAGGTTCTCGCTGAATTGCCCATTAATAAGCAGGCTGATATTATTAATCTGTTTCAGCGAACCATTAATGATTTGAAAAAGGTTTAATATGAATATCGTTTTTGATAATGTTAATCGTGTATATAATGTCACTCAGTCTGGCATTATAATCGAATCATTTGATAATCTAAATGATGCATTAGATTATAAAGCAATGATGATTTGGGAACGGGATCAGGCATTTAATGATTATGGATGCGAGTTTGATCTAGAGGAATATTGATAAGCGCTCAGGGGCTATTCGAATAATTATAGTCTCCTGCGTGATTTTGGTAGGTTCTGGATATAATTCGGTGAGATATACGAACTTAGTGTCCAATCCTACTACCTATCCGCGACACTCTCCGCGCATTACTAACCAATCGGTCATTATCATATTACTAACCAATCGGTCATTAATAATTCAGGTAAGCATTAAGGTAAAAAGTCAGGTAAACTCTATTTAATACAATGGTTCTCTGTTATTATTCTGGAGAACTATTGTATTAGGTTGACAAACCGAGGTAAACCTGTAGAATATCAGGTATTGGTTAAACAAAAGGAACAAACAAATGGCAAAACTTCTTATTACCACCCAAGTATATGAAAACTATGGTGCTCATGATTGGGACGGTGTTGGTGAATGTCCCCAATACTGGAAAGCAAAGGGTGGGAATGATTATGTCATTAAAAACTTTACTGATTTTGGTACCATTACTGAAACCATTATGGTGGTTCGGTCTGATATTGAATCGGATAATGAATATCATCGTGAGCATATTATCGGTTGGGAAATTGTCTCGGATGATTATCTGACGGAGTTTGAGCGCGACCAACTGGATTATGAGGGCAAGATTACCTATTCTCCCAAGGAATTGGTGATCTAATACTTGACCGGAGAGATGGAGAACTAATGTATACAGTTGCCATTTCTACCAAAACCTGTATAATTCTCTGCATTGATTGATTAAAAAAGGAAAGATTATGAAACATCACGACATTATTGATATGGTAAACGATTTGCTGGATGAGCAAGGTGAAGTTACTATTGGTAATCTAACCTTCTATCCTTCCCAGATTCTGAAGCAATGCGATCCTACTGCTTATCGTATTACGGTAAATGAATATATCGATAATATGATTGCGGATCTGGAATATGATCTGGAACGCCTTGATAGCGATATTGATGGTGATGAAATTCAGGATATTAAAGATAATATCGCTGAACTGGAAGATTCTTATATCTGATTGGAGATAATATAATGTCTTATAATGCATCCTATTGGTTTGCTCGCGGTTATTATGATGGCCGGTCCACAGGTGTGGAAGCAAATGATATTCCAGAAGATCAAATATTTTCTTACCAATCTGGTTTTCAAACCGGTGTGCAAGATTATAATGAGCTGGAAGATAATTACGAAAGTGCTTATGATGGGCAACCTGATGAAGCACAGGAATGGCATGACTTTGATCCTGACTGTTAATAGGTACTAACATGGGTTTTGAAAAGAAAATACTTGATGTAATTTCTCCTGTATTGGAGACAGGTGATCATGTGGAGTTTTATAACGGTACGCTATTCTTAGAAGGTGTATCAGATAAGACAGGTAAGGATGTATATAACATTCTGGTGAATGAATTAGGTAAAGATAAATTCAATTTCAATATCTACAATCCAGTGAATGGTTTTGTTGTCGATTTCAGGTAAGGTTATATGATAAAAGATTATGGTATGTTCACCGATGCTGGCAATATAGTTGTCGGTAGTATCGTTGCTGGTGCAAAGGCTGCAAATCTAACCTGGGGTCAGGTATACGATATGCTGCATACTATCTCCAAAATTGATGCTTATGGTGAAGCAACCGATACAGCGGTGCGCGAGGTAGTTTATGATGCAATTGGTGCATATGAACGTGAAGAAGATTTTTGGGTTTAAATAAAAGGATATATGATGAAAGATTTGAATTGGATTATGATGCTGGATATTCTGTCTGGCGCAAAGTTTACCAACTATGGTTTGAACCAAATGGCTCAACTTAACTGTGGTGAAGTAATCGATACCAAACAATATATGCTGCTGACGAATCGTACCTATGAACCGACAAGCGCGGAAAGGTTTGCTAATCTATGATCTATGTCATATACCATATTGATACCACATTGGCTATTAAGCACCTGAATACATTTGAATCTGGTGCAAAGCGGTCGGTTACTTGCATGAATCGTAATGCAGGCAGTATTCAATATGCATATGCATCATTAGAAGATTATGAAACCAAAGTGGTCACTACCAAAAAGGTTAAATCACTTATGACTGGCGAAGAAATCGAAATACCAAGTAATACACCATTATCTTGTGATCCGTCTTCTGAAACTTATTGGAGTATGTAATGGCAGTTATTCGAACACCTATTAAAATACCTCTTAGCTCTCTTGTCAAAGAGCATTGGACTTCCGATACCAAAGAAGAGTTAATCCAAACCTTTGAATCGGTAGAACGGTCGTATCCAACCCAAGGGTATGGTACCATGATCTCCAACATTCACCAGGACCCAACTGGACTGCTCTGGCACGCCGATTTTAGTCGGTTTACCAGCTGTGACTGAATACTTGACCGGAGTTTGTGAGTACTTTTGTTGTATATTGACAAATCCTAGGATTCCTGTACAATAGATGTTTCTGATGTTAATGGTGACTAACTATGTTGCGTAAATCAAATCTTGTTTATGTTGCGGAAGATTATAAGATAGATTATGATGAATTTTCTGACTATTGCTTCCAATATCATTCCCAATGTGTCTGGCGCGTCTTTGATGGCGTAGAATACTGCCATGCCGGCAGTGAATCTTACCTTGTTAGTGAATTTCTAGAATTTAAGAAAGAAAAAAATGCAGTTTAATGATACCAAACCCACCAAATCGGCTATGTACCTTGTTGATCGTGGTATGCAAGGCAAAGCATACCGCTATTACAATGCAGATACGGACACCTGGGGTCTGTGCGGTTTTGATATGTCAGAAGCAAACGAAAACAAAGATAAGCAATCCGCCGTTGGTTTCTTCCCTTGGGTTGGTCCTTTGACTGGTCCCAATTACAATGCCAACGCACCTGTGGTTGATGTTGTCGAAGAAAAGGTACGCAAAACCAAACCCGCCAAGAAAATGGCAAAAATGCGTGGCGCCGTTGCACCTACGCC